CGTATAACAGTCCTTTGACGAAGGTATTGAGAACGTTCTTTGGTTTCCCATTGATGACGGAAGCGACCAATGGTCAATTTCAATTTTAGACGAGTCAAACGCATAGAAAGTTGCATTAGTAAGTGCATTTCCGTCTGCGGTCTTTACAGTTATAGATGATCCTTTTTCAATAAAAAACGGGACGTGTTGCGGAGTGCTATCAGTTACAGATGTGATTGCCACCTCATACTGCATCTGATTTAATTCCTGCTTTAAGTTACTAATTTCGTCCCCGGTTTTTTTAGCGTCAGCGGCATCTCCGGCAGTGTCAAGGTCGGAATCCGTCTGAACGAACGAGTATGTCTCGTCTCCCCATTCATCAGTCGGAAGCGTAATGTCTTTTAAAAATATCTTATCACTCATCATTCTCCTCCACCTTAGTTACGATCACATGACCGTCATGATTCGGGTCGGAGAACTTATACTCATTCCCCTCAATAATGACAGTCCCTCGACCCGTTTTTATTCCCTGTTTTTTTCCGAGAATATATGAAACAATGTCAAGCATCCGAGTACCTCCTATTCGAACTCTTTCCATTGTCCTCCGGCTTCATCAAAGAAATAGACCGTCCCGGTGTCCATTTCTACAAGGACTGTGCCATTGACAATGCCAGTTGTCGGCTTCGTGTCTCCCGAGAGACATACCCCCTCGCCGTAAATCTTTTCGCCTATCAGGACTTTTTTCGGAAACGATACCATCTTTACGAACCTCCTATCGTTATGATTATGTGACCGTCATGGTTTGGATCGCTAAACCTGACTGACTGAGCCGCAATTGCATCCCCGACTGCTTTCGCATCTGCCGCCTTGTCCGGGATCGTCAGCGTTGTGTCGAGATACTGACTTATGTACTCTGCCGCTTGTTCAATGAGTTGGTCGAAAACAGTCGCTTCGCTTGTAGACTCCACCGCAGAATCGCCACGAAAACGGGCGACCAAGAGGATAAAGTCAAACGATGTGACAATCTCGCCATCACTTTCAATCCTGATTTGCCCGTAGTTTTCTCCGTGTTCTGCTATGCACTGCGGTGTCAGTTCGACTTCTACCGTATTTCCGGCAACCGTTGCCGAGTTGTAAACCTGCGCCCCTGAGGGTTTTGCAATATACACCGTTGCTGTCGAGTCGTCCGGGATTGTAAAGTCTGCTAGCTGAAAGACGATATTCCTCCCGGAGTCTCCCTGAACCGCAGGAATTATCGGAGGCGTGGTCTGTTGTGTAAACGATATGACCGCCGTTGTTGTTATCATCTTTTCATCTCCTTAAATCCTGCACATCGTGAAATCTGATGCGATATTCATGCTGAACTGGTTGCTTCCTCTGGCTATCATTGAAAAGGTGAAGGTCGTTGTCTCTGCAACATTGATAACATCACACTCGGATATGAAATAGTGGTCGTTTGCGTGAGTGCCAGTATCAATGCTCTGCCCTCCCTCAAATGCATCCGACTCGTATTGGAGCGTGACTAAGAATGGATATGCAGTATAGTCAGTGATACTGGCATTTCCCGTCACGATGTAAGTGCCCTTTTCTACCGTAACGGTCTTAGACTCCGACCAATAATAAACGCCCTGAGTCGGCGTAACGTCCGAAAGGAACTCGTCAATGCGAACCGTCTGCAGTCTTTCCATGTATGCTTTCGTCAGCACTGGAGCGAGTCCTGTGAGCGTTACTTTCCAAAGCGGAAAGTCTACCGGGCTTGCACCGCTCAAAACGTCTCCTGTATTGTATGACGGAGATGACGGCGAACTTGATGACGGTGTTCCTTCTACCACAACGAGGCTCACGTTCTCGATACCTGTTCCGGCATCTTTTGTGTACCTTGCGCAGATAAGGTCTACCCGGTTATATCCAGTAATTCCGGGGCTGATTGGCACGACCTCCGTCATCCCCCGTTCTATTCGGAAGTGGACGCCCTGAATCATCCCGTCGCCGTCCTCGATCGTGACGGTCGTTGCATCTGTCAATGTCGCATTAAATTTCTGCCCAACGTCTAAGACTTGATTCCCCTCACCGAACGCTCCCTGATTGCGAGCCTGATCGTCATTCGCCGTAATGTGCGGCGTTCCCGTGTATCCTGTTACAATTTTCATGTTTCGCCCTCTATCTTGTAATCTATCGTGATCCACCCGGTCATTCTCTTGACGATTTTGTCCGTGATTGGTTTGGTCACGGAGTTGCCCGTGATGAAGTCTTTTCCGCTGACCACATCTCCGATAAACAACTCTTTGTCGATGTCCTTAATCGATGGAGTGAATGACTTTTTGCTTAACAGTTCCTTTAATCGTGCCGTTCCCGTCTCTATCAGGGTTTCTCTCTCTGCTCCGCTGTTGTCAAAAACCTGAACAATTTCGTCAATTCCGGCAATACTTATTGACTGAGATATTCTCCCGTTCGCATCTGCATACAGATGAACCACGGTTCTGTTCTTTAGTTCTCCGACTCCCAGACATATCAGGTGATTAACCCCCATCTGGTCATCCGTACTTGAGAAATCTATTAAAGAGTCCTGCGAGTATTCAATCTCGCTTCCATAATTTCCTGCTTTTACAGCCTGAACGAGAACATATCCTGCGGTCTCTGTCTGTATGTATCTTATATCGAGTCTATATCCCACGCTTTCGCATAGTCTTTCGAGTCCTGTCGCAACGTCTATATATCGCTCGAATTGATAGCCGCTGACATCGACTCCGCAGTTTTCCTCTGTGACCTGAAAACCCGGGATTTTTACAAGCGCCCGGATAACAGCGTTAAGGTCTCCGCTCGCTGTATAATAATCCGACCCGGTTGGCGGTATGATAAATCTGTGTGCCAGATAGCCCCTCCAACAAAATCCCTGAATTGTTATTGCCTCAGTATTGGTCGCACTGCTTATCCTCTTTATGATCCCACCATACTCGGTGTCGGGAATGTAAATCCGCTTCCCCATCTTGAGACGTTCATCCCAAGTGCCATATGATAGGTCTATCTGGAATGTGTTCTCCTGCCCGATTGCTATATCAAAGTCATAGTCCAGAATACATTCCTCAACGCCTGCGGAGGTCGCCAGTATTAAATCCATAGCGGCTCACTCCTCTCCTCGTATAAAATCAGGTCGGCGTTGAATACCCCAGACCAGATGACCGAATGATTGCCGGATTTTATTTTGTCAAACATTGACTTGTCTTTTATTCTGGCGTTGAATATGTCTCTGTCTGCCGCCCCTTTTAATACCACCGTCTTGTTTGTTGACGAGATTTCCACCCGTTCATCAGCGCCCACGACCGCCCGAACTCCGATTTGCACCCCGTCAATGGTAATAAACGGATTAACTGCCGCACCATATATTATTAGCTTATACGGTGCAGGCGCTTCTCCGAAGTTCGTTATCATGGCATACCCGGGAAGTTTTGCTTTGAAGTCATATGGAAATCCATATGGATAGTCTAGGTACTCATACATATCCGACTCACGTCCACGAAGCTGATATGTCTTTTCTTTCATCCAAAATGGGGTCGGACAATATATCGAGATGCTGTCATAAATAAACGGTGTCTCGTAGAACGTACTGGACACCGTTATGTAACACTCTATTTTGTATTCACCATGAACGATGACTCCGGGAGTCATGTTTATAATGTCATGGTCGAATGCCGCATGGAGTAAATTGAGGAACGTCCTCTTTTCATCCATTGTTCCGAATACCGAAAACTGTGCTTCGTAGGTTCTGGCAGAACGGTCGAAGCGGTAAGGTCTTTCACCGTACTGCTGTGCGACCGCCTGCGGTAACCATTCGTATGTGTGGAAGTCGGCAGTCCTCATTCGGAAGTGCCCGACCTTTAAGTCGAAGCAATTCCCATTCGATGAAATATAGTGTAGGTTCATACAAACTGCACCCCCATGTCTTTCATGATGCGTCCGGCTTCCCTATTATCCCAATATATTCTGATATTGGCGCTTTCCATGCCTCGTTTCGCCGCAGATGCAACTGCCGCATATAACTGCTCAGTGTTGATGCCGAACGTCCCGGATTGTGATGCTGACGATCCGGCGTTACTCGGCAAGGTCATGGTCGCCGGAGCAACGCTCGCCGCCTTTTGAACTCCGAGCAGTTGCCCTGTCTGTTCATATAAATCCAAAGCGTTCGACCTCTGTGAAGCGTCAAGAGGGATGACCGCTTCCGGCTTGTTTCCCTCTGCGATCCAAGTCAGCTCCTCTTTTCTTACAATGCCGCCCTCTGCACGCTTTCCAATTGCCGCAGATGCCGCCGCCTTGACCGTCGCAAGAATCGGGTTGGAGTTGAACCAGTTCTGTAACCTTGTCTTTACATCCTGCGCAAGCGCCGAAATGTTGTCGACCGTCAACGAGGCTTTTACTGTCAGGTTCTGTGATGCTTTGCTCGCCGCCGTTTTAGCCGCCGTCTCAGCGCCGTCAATCTGCGAGACCTTACCGTGAATATTATCAACGCCGTTTGTCATCGTGTTTTTGGCTGTTGACACGACTTCTCCCGGTACGTTTATTTTGGATACGCTCGGGGCGAGTTTCATTCCGTTGATTGTCGTCTCGGTACTTGTTTTTGCCTGCATACTCGCTTGTGCGGCAGTAAACGGAAGTGTTGCATAGCCGGACTCCAAATATGTCTTGGTCATCATTCCGGCATTCTTGTTATACGTCACATAGTTGCCGATTTTGGTCATCGTGTCGTTGATAGCAGTCTGGGCGCTTGTCTTGAAATTCCTAAATCCCGGACTATTGCCAAGATTTATGACGGATTTCGCAAGCGCTCCGATTGCCGCTTCCGATTTCGTTTTGAAACCGCTTTCGATGTATGTCGTGACCTCCGAAAGGTTGTCGATTGCCTTTTTGCGATTGCCTCCGAACTCTCCAACGATCGCATTGAACGTATCTTTATCGTTGTCCATTGCATCGACAAGAACCTGCGCCGCCGCCGCTCCGTCCAGACCCATTTCCGCAATATGCTGAACGAGCGCTTTAAAGTTCGGGTCGGAACTCTTTACCGCCTCCGCTGACAGGCGCTCCATATTCGAAGCGTAGTTGGACATCCCGGTCGTCTGGCTTTTCAGGTTCTCTAATATCTTTCCGGCAGTCAGTTCAGCATCCTGTTTCCACTCGTCATAAAGACCCATAGCACCTTCTATGGATTCTTTTGTCGCATTGTACAGGTCATCCCACGCCTGAACCTCTTTCCCGATATCGGCGACCGCCGAGAGAACGTCAGCGGCAAGTTCCGATGCCCTCGCCGCCATTGACGCTTTGTTTTCGTTCATGGCGGCAGTTTCTTCCACTACCGCTTCGGTGTGCGCTTCTGTTGCTGTTGTCGTTCCCGTAATTGTTTCGGACAGTTCTTCTGCCGACTCTGTGTAAAGCTGATATTCGGCGTCAGCGTCAGCAACGGCTTGCTCTCCTTCACTGACTGCCGAGTTCAGTTCTACCATATTACCTTCGGCAAGCTTTACAGCGTTAGCGGCATTGATAACGTCTCCAGTGACTGCCACCCACCTGCCACTTGACTCGTCAAGCATGGCGTTCTGTCCAGCCATCGCTGTCGGAGCATTGGCAATTGCATCGTTGTATTCTTTTTGAGCCTGATTCAGGTAGTCCTGTCCTTCTTTTTGTGCCGCCTGTGCCTTTTTCAGGTTAATAGATGCAGTCGCAAGCTTTTCAAGGATTTCCTGCGAGGCTCTGCCGTATGCTTCGATAAGCGCCAGTTTTTTTGCTTCGTCTACATACGC